CCCCACCGTCAGCAAACAAATCACTTGCCCTACAAGCGGGGTGCGATCCATACGATCTTCCTAAGTACAACGGACCAAGGGTTGGCTCTGCGGATAACGTCATTCCTTTTACGCCCACGCCATACGATCAGATCAACCTGGACTTAATTAAATCTAGTTTAAACGCATGGGAAGAGGCAGAGGTTTTTGTAGAGAGAGAAGGCCGAAAGCTACAAGCTGGCGATAGCTGTCACAATCGTATTGTCAGTTGGGTCGGACATTTAATAGCTCTGAGCTTAGACCATCAAACCGTCTATGATAGAACCCTTGAGTTCTGTGAAAAATTTATGGATGACCCCTTCGATGACAAGAAAATCCTAGAGACTATCAAGGGATTGCTGCGCAAGGAAAAGGTAGAAGAACACTTCGACCCAAAGCCCAAGCCCGAACCAATTAGGCTTGACCCTATCACAACGTCAAGCATTGATGTCCTAGCTCAAACTATTGGAGAGCAACGCTTCTTTGTTGATCCAATCATTCCATCTAATGATGCGTCATTGACTATGATCTTTGGTTACTCTGGACATGGTAAGTCGATGTTCACGCGCAACATGTTGTATGCAGCGTGTGTCGGCAAAATGAACTATGGCCCATTCATTCTATCTGACAAACCTCGCGTTCTTTATCTTGATCTTGAGAACGGCAAGCGAAACATCTTGCGCTTCTTGAAGCAAGCCAAGGCAACCTATGGCGATGCGGGTGACAGGTTTATGATGTTCGCTGGCTTTCAACATGGCGATATGAACCTCAAGACAGACGAGGGTGTTGCAAGCTTACAGTCTTGGATCAACGCCACTCGTCCCAACATCGTTTGCATTGACACAGTTCGTACCGCGTTTGTCGGGATGCAAGAGAATGAAGGCAAGGAGTGGTCAGGGATTAACCAGTTGATCCTTGCGCTGCGCAACTCTGGCATATCAGTGGTGCTAGTACACCATGCCAACAAGCCACAAGGTGACGGGGCCAGTGGGTCATACGCTGGCTCTACCAACGCCCTCACCAACCTAGAGTTCGGGATCAAGGTCACACAAATTTTTGACGATCAGGACATGGCTCGAACCAAGGCTGGGCTGTACGCGGGTGACATAGAAAGTCCCATGCTTCACAAGCTCTACCACCCTGCGGCCCTCAAGAAAGGTGAACACATGGCGGTCAAGCTTGAAGTTCGTTTTGTAAAGAACCGTGAGGCAGACGAAAGTTTAGAAGACTTGAGCTACGTTGCTTATGCCACCGACTATGATCGGGACACATTCAGATGCGTGTCAACAACAACCTCGAAACAGAAGGCTCTTGTATGGTGTCGCCCACATCGGGATAGCAGCGGCACGGTTGTTCCACCCCTGTCTAATGATGACATAGCCAGAAAATTAAACATACATAGTAGTGTAATTGAAGATTGGGTTCGTCCATTAACTTCCAATAACGTCCCAAATAAAATAGCTAATCTGCAAAAAAGTTGATGGGTAGGAAGTTAACCGCGCGTTCCTCGTTATCGAACGGCGCGGCTCCTAAAGAGCCGCTCGTTATCTCCGACAACTCGTCAGCGAGTTTACACCTGTTCGCTAAAAAGTCAATACTGGTTGTCAAAAAAGTTGTGTAGTGTTATATCCGTTACAAAGTTCTTTTGGAGTTGGGTATGTCATCACGTTCCCCCATCACTCCCGAAGTTGAGCAGTATTTAAAACTTAACCATAAACTTTACACTCATAAAGAACTTGCTCAACACATCGGGTGCTGCGTCGAGACTGTTCGCCGTGCGCTAATGCGTCTTGAGCTAGAAGTTATATACGGTGCCAAGTACCAGCGCAGACAACCACCTAAGAAATGGAAACGTCCCTGCATTATTTGTGGCTGCACAAAGCAGCGACCTAAATCTCAGTACAAATGCAACGCCTGTCACGACAGAGAGCGTGATCAGAACAAGCATTTTAGTCACTCGCGCACATCTACAATCACGCTACCCAAACTGAGAGAGTTAAAATTATGTCACGACAAAAACGAAAAGGCGATGGCTATGAACGCGAGCTTGCTCACTGGCTAAACAAGAACGTCTACAAAGAAGATCGGTGTGAACGCGCACCTCTATCTGGTGGTGGTTCAGTCAACATGGCAGCGGGTGGTGCAGACCTTCTCGGAACGCCAGGAATATTTGTTGAGGCCAAGCGAGTAGAGAAGCTACCTTGGCGTGACGCCCTAGCGCAAGCGGAACGCAACTCTGCCCATCGCAAGACAGATCAAACTCCATTGGTAATTACTCGCCGCAATCGTGAAGCAACTGAGGACAGCGTGTGCTTCCTTAGATTGAAAGAGTTTGCTAAGTATTATGAAGCGTATCTTAGAGAGCAAATGAAACTCTAGGACGACAGCGCGTGTATAAGAATATAAGTTAAACGCACCTTTAAGCTAAACATCATCCTAAAATTAACTAACTGTGTTGGAGTTGTTTATGGCTATCGTTGAAGTTATCGCGCTTGCTGGTGCTGTTACAAAAATTAGTAGTAGTATTTCGTCGGCTGTTAAGGCGGGGAAGGATGTGCATTCAGTGCTACCAGCTTTTGGTAAGCTGGCTGACTTAGAGGCGCAGATAAATCTAGCGGAGAGCGGTAAGCACAAAGGTTTTCTTGGACGCCTCACCTCGACTGAGGCGGAGGGCTACGAAATTGCATCGGCAAAGATGGCTCACAAGAGAGCGCAAGATGATTTGAAATCGGTGTGCCGCTTATATGGGCCAAGCGGCATGTGGGATTTAGTTGTTCAAGAACAAGCACAGGCCCGTGTTCGCAAGCGCAAAGCATTAGATGAACAGGCTAAGAAGCGCGACAAGTTCTTCTTTATTTTATCAGTCATGGTTGCTGGTGCAATATTCGTGGTCGGTTCTGGGTTCATGTTTTATGGTGCTAGTCTTCTAGCAAACTAAACGGTGCGGCTCCGCTTGAGGCTACGCCGTTATATTTTTTTCTTATGGGACGACAGGCCGCAGATGCAAATGTTATTTGTTGAGTAGCCAACAAAGGAATACTTCATGGGACTTGAACACATAATAACTGTGTTGATTGCACTCGCTGGATCGGCGGGGTTCTGGTCCTTCATAACGGTGAGGGAAAAGAATAAGCGCGAAGTCCAGACGGAGTATCAAAATACATTGAAGGATCAGGTGGACAGGTTAGCCGAGAAGTTAGATGTCTATACGAAGGACAAGGAAGAACTCTTAAAAGAAATTGGTAAGCTGCG